TGTTTCCCATTACGTTGAACGCATCAACGATGGCAACTACTGCCGCTCCGACCACCGGAACGCTTGCTAGTTCCTCTGGAACTACGATGTCATCCTTCTTGGCTTCCTCGGCGAGCGCCTGAAGCTCTTCAGCGTGACTGATGACAGGCTCAGCGACCGCTACAGGCTCTGGCTCTGGCTGAATGACAACTGGTGGCACTGAGATGATTACAGGCGCTACAGGAGGCTCTGGAGCCGGTTCTACGACCACAACTGGCACTGGTTCTGGCTCAGGCTCAACCACTGGCTCTGGAACTGGCTCAGGCTCTGGCTCAACCACTGGTGGCTCAGGAACTGGCTCAGGCTCTGGCTCAACCACTGGTGGCTCTGGCTCAACTACTGGTTCAGGTTCGACAACAGGCTCAGGTTCTGGAACCACAACTGGCTCAGGCTCAACTACTGGAGGCGGCGGAGGAACCACAACAGGCTCAGGAACTACCACTGGAGGCGGTGGCATTGGCGCTGGCGCTGGCTCGGGCTGAGGTTCAGGTGCTGGCTGAGGCACTGGAGCAGGCTCTGGCTGAGGTGCGGGCGCTACGTAGGCTGGATCTACTACAAAAAAGACGCTGGCAATCAGCACCTTGTAGACGCCGGGAACTGGGTCGCCAAAGTAGTTACCGGAGTTCAAGTCTGCCTCGTGTAGTCCAGCGAGCTGCTGGGTGTACTGCTCTGACCAGTCAGCGCCGAAGTTGCCATCGTTAGGGTCGCCATACCAAGCGGTTACGTGATCTATTACATAGCCTTCTGGCGCAATGATGTGGCTTCCCCAGCCCTCATCAAGGCGGTAGTCGCCAGTTGGAATAGCGGCTGGTACGTAGACAGGCTCAGGAGTTGGAGTCGGATCTACGGGTGGCACTACTTCTGGAGTAGGCTCTGGCGTAGTGGTAACCGAAGGTTCTGGGATCGGAGCAGGCAAAGAATCCGCAGTGAAGGTAGGGTTACAGAACTGCGGGCCGTACCAGCCAGCCCAAAAACCAACATCGATGCCTTGAACAGTTACAGTCCAGTCGCCAGAAACGGTAACGCTGGTCTGGCTTTGCTCGATGATGTTCGACTGGACAACCTGCTGGTCGTTTACCCAGATAGACCAAGAGTCGGCAGTCGATCCGCCGCCAATGGTGTTGTCAATGGTGTTGTTTACGTCAACAGTAAAAACGCCAGCGCCAGTGCCACTATAAGTTGCAGTGCCACCTCGCCAGTCGAACTGGACGCAAGTATCTGTGAGATTGCCAATGCCGACATTCCAGTCAGCAGCAGCCGCAGCCATAGCGCCATAAGGAAGTAAAAGAATGGCTCCGCCTAGCCCAAAGAGCAGGCGTCGCATTATTCCTTCTTGCTGTCCTTTTCGAGGTTGTTGCCAAAACCGCCGAAAATCTCGTTCAGCTCATCGCTGGTGAACTGACCGTCGGTGTAGTAGGCGCGACCAATCTTGCCCCAGACGGTGAACGCAGCCGAGATGCCAGCAACGATTGCCAGCTTCCAAGGCTCAACGTTCATAATCGAACCGGCACCCATGATGGTGGCAATCTCGCTACCAACCAAGGCGATAGTGCGCTTGAAAGCATCCCAGAAAATCTTCATTATGCAGCCTCTCCGTGTGCAGCGATGTGCTTCAGTGGGTCAATCAACTTCTCGTAAGGAGCAAGGTGACCATTCTTCTGCTTGGCCATTCCCATGTGCAAGTGTGCGCCAGTCGAGGCGGAACCGCTTGGGGTGTTAGCGCCGCCACCGACGCGACCTACTGGCTGGCCGAGCTTTACCTCGTCACCAACCTTCAAGCTCTTTGGCTTGGCGGCTAGGTGGCAATACTGGGTGTAAACGCCATCTTCACCGAGGATCTCGACTACGTTGCCGAGAACGTCGCTCCAGAAGATCTGGGTGATCTTGCCGTCGGTGATTGCTGGGATTACTGTGTTCTCAGCTGGCGACCAGTCCTGACCGCGGTGCGGGTGCTTGCGGTAGCTGGCCATGTTGCCAAACTCATCACCGCGAAACTTCTTGTCGAACGGCTCTTTGTAGACAGCCATCTTATCCCCTAAACATCTGCCAGAAGGCAGAAATAGATGCGATTATTGATGCTGATAGCGCCGTCCACACTACCTTTGGTAGCCACGAGTTTGTTGCTGTAGCTATCTCTAGCTTAGCAACTCGGTCGGGCAAATCCGATAGGCTCTTTAGCTCGGTTGCAAGCTGAATAAGTAGCTTGTTCGTTTCCTGCTGCTCCTTGTAAAGGTCGTTGATGGTGACCTTTACGTGCGCTGGCTGCATTTCGGTCATTGTGACATCACCCAAGCTGATCCGCTGTACTTGTAAACCTGACCCAGCACCCATGTTGAGCCATTGAAAACGTAAACCTCAGACTCAACCCAAGTTGTACCGTCAAAGACCTGCAAGTGGCCCGTAGTAGCAGGCGCAGCTACAGTCATGGTAAATGCCTGACTTACTGAGCCGTAAGAGTTGCTAGCGGTAATGGTGAAGTTGTACGAAGCGGCAGTAGTCGGAGTTCCAGTAATAGCACCGGTAGAAGTGTTGAAGCTAAGGCCAGTAGGTAGCGATCCGGCTGAGACCGAGTAGCTACCGGAGTAGTTCATGTTGGTAGCTGAAACGCCATCGGAATACGCTACGCCAACCTGACCACTGATGATGGAGGTATCGCTCCAGCTAGGAGGGTAAGTTGGCGGTGGTGCTGGATTTACCACGCTGTAAGTCCAGCTAGCTGAAGTCAGACTGCTCGCAGTGTAGCCGCCGCCGGGGTTATTGGTTGCAGTCCACGAAAACGTGTAGTTTCCGTTAGTGGTAGGGGTTCCGCTGGTGTAAATATTATTTGAGCCAAAGTCTACGCTCCAACTTATTCCCGGAGGCAGTGAGCCATTTAGGCTTACCGAAGTTGCGTTATATACTTTGAAGTTTCCGCCCATTGGATTGGTGCGGATAAGCTCAATCGTTCCGCCAGAGCCGGGGTCAGCCGGGGAGACAGTAAATGATGGTGAGCTAGCTACTGGCATTTTATGCCTTGATCCAGATGTCTCCGGTTACCATGCCCGAAGTAGGCGCAGTAGCGGCTACGAACAGAGTGCGGTCCAAGGCGCTCGCTGTAATCTTGCTCGCCTTAGTGGCAGTAGTGGCAGCGTTGACAGTTCCGCTAGTAACAGTGTTCTCAACTGCGGATACGCGAGTGTTTACCGATACGGAATCGGCATCAATCTTGTCGAGGTTGCTGTTGAAAACAGTGGTCTCAAAAGGCTGGTTAGTACCCGGAACAGCCTTCTGAAGCAGTAGGCGAGTGGTAGTCGTGTAGGACATTTAGATCTCTATTCGTCAATAGTGATGGTAGTCGCCTCAACTTCAATACTAGTGGATGCAGGCTCAGGAAGTGCAGCGAAATGTGATTGACCACTAGCAAGCGCAATCAGCTCACGAGCGATGTTGCGCTTAGCAGCCGGATCAAGCACGTGACGCAGCACAATGTCCTGAATCTGAAGCATGATCGCAGGCAAGTCAAGCTGAGCCTTAGCGTTAGGGTCAAATCGGCCAGTCAGCTGGTTCAAGAACTGAATAGCCTTCATGTCACCCTGCTGAACCAAGTCACCAAGCGCCTTATCGGCCATCGGAATGTAGGTTTTCAGGTTGTCAGCCGACTTAGCAGACATCGCACCAGCAAACTCTTTCTGCCGCATCCAGCCATCAAGCTCGTTAGTGCTGATCTTCAGCTGCTTAGCAATGGTCTGCGGCGGCTTCAGATTCAGTGGACTTAGATACGCCTGAAGAAACATTTCTTGACGCAAAGTAAGATTAGGGTTCTTAGTCGTGCGGATTCCGCGATCAGCAAGAGATCGCTGGAACTTAGACGTGGCCCAAACGAGTTCGACGTCAGCTTTACTAAGAGTCTCATCTTGATCCAAGACAACTTGGAGTTCGAGGAATAAGCCCTGACGGTCTGCTGCAATCGCCGCTGCAAGTACTCGCTCGTAGAGTTCTTGCTCTCTGGTTTTTCGTTCGGAAGCGAGTTTGGACTCGAACTTGGATACATCGTACTCACTCATTTCTTAGACGCTCAATCTCTCGATTCAAATACCACTGCGCCTTCTCCAAGTCCTGCAACTTATTGCCCTTGAAATCGGCGCGGCAAACATACTTCACCACGTTGCCAAGGCAGAAGTTCAAATGCTCAGTGATCTGAATAACCTCAACCGGGAACTGGGTGTAGTGGGCTGGGCTGTTTACGTCATCGGCCAATGTTTTCCTCCCAAATACGGAACATAGGGATGCAAGGGTCGCCGCCCTCGTTGAACTCGGCTTCCTCTTCTTCAGTCATTGCTACGCCGTCGTGGGTGTAGCAGTTAGGCTCGCTGATCCAGCCTTTGCTGATGCCGTAGTCACGCCAGTCAAAGTAATCCATCTCGTTCATGCTCGGTTTAGTCCTTCCAGTGCAGTTAGATAATCGGTGCTGAAGCCATACGGGCCAAATGCTTCTAACATCTTAGATGCTAGACCATCAGGCAGGGTTTGCAATTTTCCAGACTCATAGTTACGAACAATCGCAGGATTGATACGCAACATACTCGCAAACGCTGTCTGGGTAGGTGCAAGTTCGGATCTCCACTGCTGAAATGTCTTGTAATACTGCCCAAGTGTGTACGGCGGTATCAGCATCAAGTTTTGTGCTGATGGTCGCAAAGAAGGCTGCAAGGGCTTTTCGGACCATGCGCGGATGTCCTCTCCAATAATGGGATCGTTCAAGATTACGGCTAGCTTATCCGCTAGGCCCTGAGAGACAGTTCGCGTGCGACCATCCTCAATGGCGGTAATAGCGCTGCGCTGTACGCCAGCTTTAGTAGCCAGAACCTGCTGCGACAGGTTAGCTCTGATGCGGGACAAGCGGAGCGGGTGATCGGGGATTCTGCTCATGTAGCTATCTTATCTGTTAGACAGGTGATGCAAATGCGATTTTTGGAGGGGTGGTGCTAGATATAAGGGGACGACTGGAAATCTTTCACAACATGGCAGTCAGGCAGACTGGTCTTGTCGGCAAAACCACCGGCACCAACCGAACAAAGGACGCAATCATGCAAACCCTAGAAAATCGCAACAACTATGGCGTTACCCTCTCGGAGGCACACGACTGCATCCGCAGCCTTCAGCCCTTCCACACCGGCACCCTAAGCGGTCACATCACACCGGACGGCACGTATTACGTCCAGTCCTATGGCGTGATGATTGCTTGGGCTAAGTATGCCGATGCCGAGATTGCAGAGGACGCCTACGACTACAGCGTCACCACCTCGAAGCACGCCAACATCGTCAAGAAAGCATGGGATCTCTAATGCCTAAGCAACTGGACGCTTACACGATCCTGCAAAAGAACACGACCACCGATCTTGGCTTCATGCCAGAGTTTGTTGAAGTCGCCACTAAGTGCCTCGATGCTTACAAGGAATACTACGAACACTCCACGGCTCTAGAGTGCATCAAGGCTTTCTACGAGCTGGGAGTGCTTGCCGAGCGACACGGCGTATTCTTCGACCTAGTTAGTCTGCAATTTGACCTTTACAACCTAGCCGAGGGGGAACACTGGGCATAGCCACCTAAAGACCACCCCGCCAGTATCCCCCGCTGGCGGGGTTTCTTTTGTCCTCAAAAGGCTCTACAAGCCCCTACAAGGGGACGAGTGGAATGTGCGTTGCCTTGCGTCCATTTCTAAAATTGTCTTGTCGGCTCAACCCCCGGCACTTGGAGCAAAAATGAGTATCTACAGCGACCCAATTTTCACCCTCGCTAACGGCGACCTTAGCGCCTACGCTTTCGCTTGCGGTTACGTGCAGGACCGCAACGGATGGCAGTTGTTCAAGGACGGTTG